CCGACGATCCGATTGATATCGGAAAAGCCTGGTGGGTAGGCAACATCGTCTACCTGTGGGACGGCGAACACTACGTCCAGAAGCAGATGGGCACACAAGGCCCCCCGGGACCGCTGCCGAACATCACTCCCACGGTCCAACTACTGGACCCAGACAACCCCAGTTTGACCTCAGAGATCATCGTTTCGGGCACCTCCGCCAACCCGACATGGCTCCTGAAGCTCAAAGCACCGCGTGGTCCGCAAGGCGATAACGCCACCATCCGAGACGCAACCGACTATGACGACTCGGTCGCGCCCGCCGCAGGACAGGTCATTGCTTGGAACGGCGTCGACTACGCGCCAGCCGACTTCAACCCCTTGGCGACACGTTTCTACACCGTCCCCGAGTCTGCGTTCACCGACTTCACGGGTCTAGCCACACGGCAGACGATCGGCTCATTCATCATCCCACCGATGCCGTTCGACTACGTCCCCGTAGTGCACGGGCATTTCAAGGCCAACGGCATCGAACTCGACGCCGACCCATTCATTATCGGCTCCGAGGTCCGCATCGGTAACGCCACAAGCGGCCAGCTGATCGCCAAGGGCGCCGGCAACATGTCCTCCTGGTCCGCCCTGTTCCCGCATGCCTCATCCACGGGCTCCCCGAACACCGCTATCACCCCAGACAACGGGATCGGCATGATCCCGGCCTACAGCACCGGTACAACGTCAACTTTGTACGTGAACCTCGTCAACGAGGGCATGGCAGGCTTCTACTCCTTCAACAAAGCGGGTGCGCAGCTCTCAATCCTCATCGTCCCCGTCTCTCCGTTGAAGCCTGAGGACGGCTCCTAGTGCCACGGTCTTTCGACCGAATCCCGCTGCCGTTCAACGACCCTAACCAGGGGCTCGAGTTCCATATCGGCACCGCTTTCCAGCAAGGGCTGGAAATGTGGAAGGCAATCATCGATGGAATCATCGAGTACGCCGAAAGCCTGATCAAGGAACTCATTCAGAAGCTCCTGGGCTTGGATGTTGACCCGGAGCAGGCGCTCGAGGATCTGTGGAATCTACTCACCGGCTGGGTAGATGACATCCCGATCATCGGCGACATCATCGAGATAATCAAGGACTTCCTGAACGGAAACCTGTTCGGGCGTGACGGATTCATTCTGTCGAACCTGATCCCGGCGTTGTCGTTCAGCTGGATCACCGATGAGCAGCCCAACCTGTTGGTGGCGGGTAACTTCCAGGACGGCGCCAGCATCGCCGACAACCCGTACTGGACGTGGGAGTCCGGTGTCACGCATAGCGCTGACAGTTCGGGCAGCGTGAAGGTCACCGCGAACGGTGTCACGAAAGCTTTGCGGTCCAACGAGATCCTTGCTAACCCTGGCCAAACCATGTCGCTGGAGATGTGGGTTAAGTGGTCCGGGTACACGGGTACTAATTCGCCGATCAAGTTGCAGATGGTCGAGTTCTCCGGTCGCGGGGATAGCGCTGTGCAGGTTGGTGTTGAGGACGTTGCGACGCTGAACCCGAACACGTCAACGGGGGATTGGCGTCAAATGGTCGGGAACTACTCGGTTCCCGACGGTGTGCATGCGGTGCGTGTGCGCATCCTGGTCGGCAAGGATGCCACCTCGGGTGTCTTCAACTTTGATGACGGTGTCGGTAAGAAGACCAACAAGATTCAGCAGGGCTGGATCGACGGGTTGTCGAACACGTTCCAGGAAGTGCTGTCGCGGTGGCAGTTGATCATTGACACCGTAGTCAACGGGATCACGGGCTCTAACAACGCGTTCCACACTCTGGAAGATCTGTTCGAGGCTGTCACCCATATCCCGTTGTTCAAGATCCTCGGATTCGGTGGCCCTGGGGATGCGAACACAACGTTCGAGGAGTTCCTTTCTCATCTTCTCGGGGGAATGCAGGGCTCAACCGACCCAAATTCTAATGGTGGGTTCGCGGACCTGTTCAACGTCGCCAAGCTTTTGCAGACGGCGGCGGCGATGGGGGAGAGCGCCTTCCAGATCCTCTCTCGCCGCGACAACACCCCCGTCAACACGGGTCTATTGCCGTCGGGGCGGTCGAACTACGGCCTGACCAGCGTCAACACGACTCTTTCCGCTACTCAGAGTGCGTCGCTGATCGCGACAATGCGGGTGGAGCAAGACATCGCCCTGGGGGTGGTGTCGTGGCTTGGCTGCGGGACCAGCGGCATCACAGCGTTCTACGTCAACATCTGGAAACTTGACGGGGTTTCCGGTGACTGGGCTTTGGTGCATCACTCCCCGAACATCCTGTCCGAGCTGACCGCCGGTACTACACCGAACTGGACGTTCTACCAGCTCGACACCCCAGTTGATCAGAAGGCGGGGGAAACCTACGCCTACGAACTCGTCCCCGTCGGCGGAACCCACAGTGTCCGCGGCATCTCGACGACGGACGATATTCCTGATCACCCGTTCGCGCAGGTTGTTGGCTTGGCCGCGACACGGGACAACTCGTCGTCACCGAACACACCCCCCTCGACCATTGCCAAATCCAGTGTTGTCCGGTCCGGGAACATCCCGTGGATTGAAACAGCCATCGACACCGGAAACGGTGTGGGCTACTACGACCCCATCTCCGTCTACGTGGTGGATTCAGGCACGATCCCGATCCCGTCGTGGGCGAATTTCGTTGATGTCACCGCTGTTGGTGGGGCCGGTGGAGCGCAACAAGGCTTGACCCTCGGCTTCCATGGTGAATCCGGTTCGCCTGGTCTCTATAAATCCACGACGTGGCAGCGGGGAGTGCATTTCGCTGACGACGCGGTGCTGACGTTCACCAAAGGTGTCGGCGGGCTCGGCGGGCAAGGCGATGGCGCCGACGGCACCGCGAGTATCTGGTCCATCCCCGACTACAGCATCACCGCCGAGCCCGGGGTGGGTGGTACCGAACTACAGCTTGGCGCCAACCCGATCGGTCGAGGACCTGGGAATTTCGAGTACAAGGGCGAGAACCATGTCGGTGGCGCGGACCAAAAGGTCCCAGGCCGCGACGGCGTATCCCCGGGCGGTGGCGGTAACGGCGGCAACGGGCTGACGTTCCAGTTCGGCGGTAACGGCGCCGACGGCGCCGGCTGGGTGCGGTTCCGGCAGAACCCGCTTGACGGGGAGTCGGTCATCGGCGGCCCCGGACAAGTCTTGGTTCCTAGCATCGAATCCACTGCCTCGCTGGGCACACCCACTGTCTCGGGTGGGTTGTCGCTGCTTCCGCTGGAGGATCAGGCCGCTATCGACGCGATCGTGGCCGCGAACATGACCGCACCAGGCGGGGTGTTGGCCATCCAGTCCCCAGATGGGTACTACACGAAGGCTTACGGCAAGGTCTCCACCGCCGCGGGGGCACGGAACGTGATCCTAGAGGACCACTTCCGTATCGGCTCCTGCACCAAGTCATTCACGGCCACCATGATCTTGCAGGCGGTTGATCGTGGCTTGTTGTCGTTGGATGACCCGCTGGAGAAGTTCCTTCCCGGCGTCCCGGGCGGCACCAAGATAACGGTCCGGCACATGATGTGTCTGCGGTCGGGTCTGTTCAACGAACAAACCGACCTCGGCATGATGATGCGCTACTTCCTGATGCCGACCTCTGACTGGACGGACGAAGAAACACTCGCGATCGTCAAACAGCACGAACCGTCCTTTGAACCGGGCCAAGGTTGGGCGTACGTCAACTCGAACTACTTCCTGCTGGGGATGATTGTTTCGATCGTCAATGGCCGACCCACACGTGATGTGCTACAGACGGACATTCTGGATCCGTTGGGTTTGACGCAAACCAGTTGGCCTACCACCGCGAAGATGCCCGAGCCGTATGCGAATGGGCATGCCTGGGCCACCGGTATTTTCGGTGGTGGAGCCTGGCAGGACGCCACTGAAACCGGGCCGGGATATGCGAGCGCTGCCGGTGTCATGATTTCCACCGCCCACGATCTGCTGCTGTGGGCCAAGGAATTACGTGACGGAACTCTACTGAGCCCTGAACTGCATGAGCTGAGAACTAAATGCTACTGGCCCGTGCCATGGGGCAATGATGATCAGCTGACCTATTTCGGGTACGGGCACGGCATGTTCGAGCTCGGACAGTGGCGCGGCCACGGTGGGTCGTGGCGCGGCTACGAAGTCTCGGTCTACTACCTGCCGAACGGCACGTTGTTCGCGATGTGTGAGAACGCCCAGACCCCGACCGTTGAGGTTGAGGTGTCGATGATGTTCAAAATCGGCAAGTACCTGTACCCGGATTCTCTGACCGTCCCTGATTATCAGGCGAATCGAGTGTTCGGTATCCCGTCGAAAGCTTCGGTCGGTAAACCGATCGTCGGAAGTATCGATGTCAAGTTCGACAACAAGAGCACCGTGGGCACAAGCCAGGCGACGATCCCGGAATTCACGCTGGACCCCGAAGCGAACATTGTGTTCGCCTATATGGCAACGCAATCCGGCATAGACATGTCCGGGGTGACGGCGAAAATCGGTGGCGTCACCATGAACAAACTGCCGGTTATCTCCAATGGATCTAACCGGCTGGTGGTGTGGTGGCTACTCGATCCCCCCACTGGGGCAAGGTCGATCAACCTGATCGGCACACCATATGGGTCGAACTACGCAACCGGTGCGGCATCCTACAAACTCGCCGCACCTGCAGGGATTGAAACACCCGTAATCACTCAGGGCTACAGCGCATCCCCATCAGTCAGTGCCTCCACCAATAGCCACGGCAGGATCGTCAACGCCTTCCTGTACGGGGGTCAGACCAGCGCCTACAACCAAACCGAGCGTGGACATTTGGATGCCGTCGCGTTCGGTGCGGGACTGATATTCGGTGATGCACCAGGGGGTTCGGTGACGTTCACCCAAACCCTCACAGCTGCCGCCCCATGGATCGGTATCGCGATCCCCATCGTCTCCAACGCGGAATAGGGAGAACCTTATGGTCAACGCTTTGTTCGATCACGCCCGAGAAGCATTCCTTAAGGGCGACCTCGATTGGGAAGTACACAACTTCAAAGTCTGCGGGGTGGACGCCACCTACACCCCTAATATCGCAACCCACCAGTACCTTTCGGACCTCACGGGGATTGTGTGCACATCCTCCAACCTGTCCAGCAAGTCGTGGACTGCTGGTGTCGCTGACGCTGCTGATGTGGTATTCCCGACCGTCACGGGTGCAACGATCGTGCGCTGGATCATCTACCAAGACACCGGAACCGCGGGGACATCGCAGCTTGTCGCGTTATACGACACAGCATCCGGGTTGCCAACCATCCCCGATGGCACCAACATCACCGTCACCTGGGACAACGGGGCTAGTCGGATCTTCCGCATCTAGCTATGGCTGGTGTAACCGGCTGGTGGGCCGAAACATTCATCGAGACTACGGGCGCAACACTCACGCTCACTGGCGGGCGCCCACAGGTCACTGCAACGCAAGACAACCATATCTCCCCAACTCCGGCAGTCATAACCGTGACCGGCGGGCGACCAAGTGTGGACGGCCCGCCAATCCAACCCACTCCAGCCCAGCTCACGATTACCGGCGGGCAGCCAGGCATCAGGGTGGGCACCGTCGTTGCCCCAACAGCTGCCGGATTGACGATTACCGGCGGTACCCCATCGATTGTTCAGTCCCAGAACAACATAGTTTCCCCGGCTGGCGCATCGGTGACTATTACTGGTGGACGGCCCGTGGTGACTACGGGACCGATCGTGACACCTACCGCTGCGGCTGTGACCGTCACCGGGGGCACTCCGTCGCTCGCTGCACAGATAGCCCCGACGCCCGCCACTGTGACCATTACAGGCGGACGCCCATTGATAGATGTTCGGTACCCTCCACCTGCCGCGTCTCTGACCATCACGGGTGGACGCCCGGTTATCGATACGCGGGTGGCGCCCGCTGGGGCCTCTGTGACCATTACGGGCGGAACGCCTGTGGTCACAACCATCCACACCGTGTCCTTTGTTGGCGCCAATGGAAATGCGAGCAGTTCGGTCACTATCCCGACTCATCAAATCGGCGACTTGATTGTTCTGTTCGCGTACAACCCGTTCTCAACATCTGCTCCCACGAAGCCATCGGCGGGCGGCACGGTACCGGACTACACCTATATCGACAACGCCAACAGTGGTAGCGGCTCGGGCTGCGCTACCGCATATTTCAAGGCCACTGCGACCAACACAACGTCTGGTTCCTGGGGTAGCGCTTCACACATGATCGCGGTGGTGATACGGGATCAAAACGCATCCTCGCCGATCGGTGGTCATGCCCGAGCCGCTGGAACTGGCGCCTCATCCACTGCGCCGTCGGTGACATTGACCCACACAGACGGATCCTCGGTGCTGCTGCATTTCCATGGGCACGCCAGCTTGGGGGCGGGCGGATGGGATGCCGCGCCAGCGGGATACACGCGCCAGGCGTCATCTGGTTCTGCGTTCGGTTCGGCCTCTGCATTCAACACCAAGAACGTGACCACCACCGATGGATCTGTGGCTCAGACGGGTGGGCAGTCCGGCCAGAACTACGCGGCAGCAACCGTCGAAATCATCAACTAACGAAAGGACACCCCAATGACTGCAGGAACATGGACGTATCCCACTGCGGCTCGGAAGAACGTCATAGACGGCACGTTCGATGTGGACTCCGACACCTGGCGAGTTGCCCTGGTAACCGCTTCGTCCAATATTGGTGCATCAACCACCACATGGGCTGGTGTCACCAATGAAGTGGCGAACGGAAATGGTTACACCACAGGCGGTGTCGCTGTATCGCTCACCATCGGTGGAACGACCAGCCCGTCCGTAACTTTCGCCACCAACCCATCGTGGACTGCATCCGGCGGCAGTATCACGGCCCGCTACGCGGTTCTCTACGAGCTGGGCGGCAACGTGATGTGCTACGTGCTCTTAGACAACACCCCTGCCGATGTGGTGACTACCAACGGCAACTCTCTCACGATTGATGGCGACGGAACTCCTTCACCGATCTACACGGTGACATTCGCTTAGCACTCTCACCTCCTTGTGGGCCTCGCTAGTGCGGGGTCTTTTTTAATGCCCGAAAGAGGTCGCATGTTCTCTCAACTGCTGCGGTACCCCGCCTTCTACGCCGCTATCGGGTTGGCGGGGTTCGGGTTCGGAGTGTGGTTCCGGCGCTCCCGCTGGGTGTCGGCGGGTCGGCCAGGGCTCGATCCCCGGATTGGAGGCATCTGATGCCGCGGGTCGTGTATGGAAATTCGTTCTCAAGTAACGGCTGGCCCATGGTCAACGGTGACGAGTGCACCTGGGTCACCGTGCCGGGTACATCGGTGAGTCTGCAGATTCAGAACGGGCATCCGTTGGCGATTCTGCGGGCGTTCGCAGCGGATTTCAACGCATATGTTGAGCCGCTGCGTGACCCGGACTCGGCGTGCTGGACGCCGACCAACTCGGTGTCCACGTCGAATCACCTGTCAGGTACGGCGATGGATCTGAACTGGGAAAGCCATCCCTTTCAGGTCGTAAATGCCGGGTTTAGTGCCGCGCAGATCGCCACCATAAAGGAAATACAGGCGTTCTACGAGGGGACCGTCTTCTGGGGCAATGACTGGTCAGATCCTAAAGATGCGATGCACTTTCAGCTAGCGAGCCTCGCCAATGGCGGTGACATTAACACCTACCAGAATCCGCATACTGCAGACTTCATCGCCCGCAAGATCCGCGCCGACGGATTCTCCACGTTCCGGCGCGGCAACTCGGTGGTGCTGTCAACCAAGGATCGACACGCGCTAGCGACTATCAACGAGGGTAAGCGACTCGGCATCACCCCCAAGGGAATCTGCATCGCCATCGCGGTGGAGCTGGTGGAAACCAACCTCACGATGTACGCGAACAGCAATGTCCCTGCGAGCCTCGGCTACCCACACGAGAAAGTCGGTAGCGACCACGACTCCACTGGGCTGTTCCAGCAGCGCCAGGCATGGGGTCCTTTGTCGGAAACCATGGACCCCACTCTGTCGGCGCGGCTGTTCTTCCTTGGCGGACACAGCGGGCAGCGCGGTCTGACCGACTTCGACTACAACTCCAACTCTCGTACGCCCGGCGGATGGGCGCAGGCCGTGCAGGTGAGTGCTTTCCCGTACCGCTACGACGAGCGCTACACCGAGGCCCAGCAGATCTACGCCCGACTCAGCAATCTAGGAGATGAAGACATGGCCCAAGTGCCACAGGACCAGTGGGACACCCTCTATCGGCTATTCACTCAGCCCACAGTGGGATCGGTGTCCATGTACGCCACACCGGGCGAAGGCCCGATCTACAACCTGGTGCAGCTGATTCAGTCGATCGACGGAGCTGCACATAAGGACCTGACCGTCGAGGCCGACGCCAAGCTCGGAGACCTCGAGGCCATCGGCCGTATTGCTCGTGTGGCCGCCGGGCAGGGATCGCGCACTGACGCCGCCGCAGTCGCCCATGCCAAGGCATTCCTCGCCGAGCTCGAGGCCACCAACCCTGCAGTCCTGCAGGAGTTCATCTCTCAGAAGGGACAGTCATGACAGACCAGATTCGTAAGTGGTACTACCTCATTGGCGCGGCAGCTCTGTCGATTATTCCCATCTTGGTCACTTCGGGTGTGGTCAGTGACACGGTCGGGCAGTCTTGGGTCAACGCGGTCATCGCCATTGGTGGCGTCTTCGGCGTGGCCGGTCTCGGGACAGCGGGCGTGGTGCTGCACAAGCAGATCAAGAACGCCCCCGGTGCTGCAGCGGACAAGGCCGTGACCAGCTTGCAGGACATCCAGGCGCAGCTGAACTCCACCGCGCAGGCCGCGCAGGACCAGCTTGCCGCCGCCACCCAGGTTGCCGTGGACAGCATCACCAAGATTCAGGCCACCGTAGGCAATGTCGTCGGCCCGCAGGTTTCCCTCGGCCCGCTGGCTGCCGAGGTCATCAAGAGCGTGACTGAGTGATCCTCACCCTCGGTTCCCATGGGGAGGTAGTAGCGAGGTGGCAGCGGGTCATGTTGGCCCGCTACGCCTCCTACGCGAAAGCCGCTGACGGGGGACCGCTGAAGGTTGATTCGTATTTCGGGTACGACGACCAGGCGGTCCAGAAGGAATACCAGCGCCGCACAAACCAACCCCAGACGGGCGAGGTTTCTCAAGCGGATCTGGTGAAGCTGGGTTTGACGCCGCTGTTCTTCACGGTCGAGGGACATCTGTCCGACATGTTTGTCGGGCCTTGCGCTTTCGTGGCCTCTACTTTGGAGCGTGAAGGGCGGGCGGTGTGGCGGCCCACCGGCTACGACAACGTACGGCTGCCGTTCAACAACCAGTCCGGTGTGGACGAACTCGTGAACCGTTTGGATACTAAGCTGTTTGATGACGGCACACCATTCCCCGAAGGAACGCCGTGGAATCTGGCGATCTTCAGCCAGGGTGCGATGGTTGGCTGCGAGGTCATGGAAAAGCATGTTCTACCCGTCAATGGCAGGTTGCATTACCGGCTGAAGGACTTCCGCAAGGGCATAGCTTTCGGGAACCCCTACCGCCTGATCAACCAGTGCGCCCCTTGGGTTCCCGACCCGCCCCAGCCCAACACTCAGGGGATCATGGACTGGCACTTTGACTTCCTGAAATACCCCGAGCTGGCGGGGAAGTGGCAAGAGCATGCCCGCACCCGCGACTGGTACGCCGAGAACCGGTTGGATGAAGCCGGGGTCAACATGACAGCGATAGCCCGCATAATCACCCAATCCTCGTGGACCGGTGGGGCTTCCTCGATAGTGGCCCGAATCATGGACCTCTTCATCAACCCATTCGACGGGCTGATCGACATCGTATGGGCCATCGTGCGGACCTTCCAAGGCATCGCCCATCTGGAAGCCCACGGGACGTACGACCTGAATCCAGTCCTCGACTGGTTCCGCGCTTAGCCCCTAAGCCAACGCTGCACCGTGTTGGTGGATCGGTTAATTAGCGCGGCAATCTCCCGCACTGAGCCTCCGGCGGCTTTCGCTTCACGGACAGCGGCGCGGAGGTCTTCTGTGGCCATGTCGGCTTGTGTGGCGGCTGCGAGCAGCCTGGATCGTTGAGGCTCGGGGGTTTCTCCCCGCCTCAACGCTTTCCATCCAACTGAAGGTCGGCCCATGCCTTCAGGAGGTCTGTGTACTTTTCGTATGGAACAACGATTGCCACCGGCTTTTCGTCGCCGACGGCGATCGGGTAGTCACTCCCACCCTTGATCGCTTTCCACAGGTTATCTATGTCGATTTCCGGCAAGTCTGGCATGTCTCGATTGTAGCGCTTATCGCTACGGTGTGACACCCCAAATCCAACAACTGAATAGAGCCCTCGAAGCGCCCCATGAAAGGCGGTTCAAACAAATGTCCATCCGAGATCTACTCACTGAGCGATCCAAGCCAAAGCCAGCGGTATGTACCACATGCCAATGGTTCGCAACTCAGCCAGAAGATGAGCAGGCTGCAGCCAAAGAATGGGCGGCGGCAGGCTTCTCCAGCGCGGAGTTGTGGCGCGGCATAAGGGAGTTGGGGTATCCATTGGGCGAGGCAGCATTACGCCGCCATTTCAAGGAATGTAGTTGAGTATCCGCGACAGCCTGAACAAGCGGCGTCCCGTGGCCGAGGAGTCGGCGCCGGAGCAGGCGAAGATGCGTGCGGAGTGGGACGGCACCGCTGGATTCATTCAGACCGGCAAGGTCTCAGATGACTTCGACGAGCAGGACTTCGAGGGCATCCTTCGCGAGTTCGCCGACGAACTGCACTACGACCCAGCCAAGGTTGAGATAGCCGGTAACCCACAGGTCGTGGTGTGGGAGACAGGCTTCCGCAACAAAGATGGGGAGTGGGAGAAGCACAAGCACCACTCATGGCGCTATCACCTCGCTGTGCGGCGCTGGGCTGTCGACCTACCCGCCTTGTATGCGGAGGTCCGCAGAACCAAGCCGGTGCAGCCGAAGAAACCCACAGGTGAATCAACGGTTGTGGTGTGCTGGGCTGATATTCAGACCGGGAAGGTCGACCACCTCGGCGGTGTCAAAGAGCTGTTGCTGCGCCTTCAGGAAAAGCGGGAAAACCTGAATGCCTACCTGAAACGTTCAAGGTTCGATCGCATCATCATCGCGGACGTGGGTGACATTGTGGAGGGCTTCGACAATGTAACAGCCCAAACCCGCACCAACGGACTATCTCTCATGGATCAGGTCGAGGTCGCCGCCACGGAGTTCTGGAAGACCATCACCCTGTGCGCCAAGCATGCCCCCGTGGATGTGCTGTCCATCCCGTCCAATCACGGCCAGTGGCGGCGTGGAAAGGATCTGATCGGGAAGCCCACCGATGACTGGGGATTGGCTATTTCTAAGCGTCTTGAATGGCACAATAACCCCGACAACCAGGGCCCGAATCTGCCGGTAGAGTTCCACCGGCCGCCCGAGTGGTGCGAGACGCTGCAGTTCGATGTACGCGGCACCAGGTTAGGACTGGCGCACGGCCACCAAGCCTCCGGTGCTGACCGGGTTAAGACGTGGTGGGAGAAGATGACCCACGGCGGCGTTATGGACTGCCACGTCCTGCTGACTGGACATTTCCACTACGCCAGCCTCCGGCCACATGGGCGGGATCAAGTCACAGGTAAGGCGCGCTGGCACATCCAAGCCTCAACCCTGGACAACGGTTCAGCGTGGGTGATGAACAAGATGGGCGAAGACGGAGATCCGGCATTGACGGTGTTCCAGATCAACAACGACGGCTTCGACGTACAGAGCTTTGCACTCCTTTGATACCCACTGATACTTGGGAGCCGCGATGAGTGAACACCCCGACGAACTCATGCAGAAGTACGTCGAAGCGATGGATCAAGAACCCGGCTGGCGGGTATCAGATTTCGTGCTCATGGTCGGTTTCGAGAGAGTCCAAGCGGACGGCACCATAGAGCACACCTACGGCGTGTATGAAGGTGAGAACCAATCGACCTGGGCTACACACGGTTTAGTCGCCAACGGTATAGAACACCTAGAACGAACTGAGTGACTATTACTGGCTGTTCCAGTGGGCTAGGTCTTCATCGTCGATCAGTGTGACGACGATCTGAGCGATTCGCTCGTCGCTCTCGTCAGTGCCGTAGTCCACGATCCACGCCCAGATGTCGTAGCCGCCGTCGCCGAATCCTGCCGAAAACTGCACCCCGGACCCGTACTTACTGAATAGGTTGTGACCGCTACCGATTCCTGGATACTTGGCCGGAGCAAAAGCGGGGTCGGTGATCGCGGCCATGGCCGAGTCGACCGAGACGCCGCCGATGCGTTCCCATCGACCGTTGCGGCCCGGGGCTGGTGTTGGTGGTTGACCCATCCCTCAATTTTACGGCGCTACAGCAGTATCCACGGGGTCTAACTGTTACGTCCGAGGGTCATCCGACTTTCGGGTGAATAAAAACTGGCGTCCACAATCCTCACTCGGACAAACGGCAACATCGCCCCATGCATGACGTGACGGCGGAACTTCTGTGACACGGGCAAGACTTGGCCCGCACCGATCGATTTGCCCGGCCAGATCGCATGCCGCACATTCGGGGTTGGTCATACCCTCAATTATCCGGCGTTTCAACCGGAGTCGCGGTGTTTAGGCCCCGCGCGAGGAGAGCGCGCAGGGAACTAGCGCACTGTACCGTGCGCTTTTTCAGATGTATCCGGCAGAACGCCCAAATCCGGGCTTCTACCTGCGTGTTTCTTTTTCATCCACAACCTAATCGGGGAGGGTTCCCATGGCTTTACATCCATCTGATTGGGCGTGGATCACTATGGCTGCTGGGATCGTCGCCTACGAGATAGCTTGCCCACCGGGGGAGCTGCTATCGGACGCCACTACCCGCTACGGGCAGTCCCACATGTTCCTCAGCT